GGCTCTAAGATGGCTAAGGATGAGAACGTTGTTGAATACTTCAAGCGTATTTTTCCTCTTACCACTAGCAACGAAGGTAAGAGCAACGACCTTTCTAAGAATGCAAAGGTGGCTCTTGATATCCTTCACACTCAGCCTGGTGCTGAATTTGCTGAGGGTACTTGGTGGCAACCTTTCAACGCTGTCACTTATATGACTGATCACCTTGTTGGACGTTCTGCTGATACTCGTCTTAGCTCTGCTTGGTACGGTTATAACAAGACGCTCAAGACCAAGGCTCTTGAAGTTGCTATCGAGATGGCGGAGACGGTGTAAGCTGTCTTCCCTTCCTATCAGGAGAATCATCATGCGCTACGGTATGTTAGATGATATGTTTTTCGAAGAGTTTGAACAAAATTTACTCGATAGTTATTTCTATAACTATGAACCAATAAGGAAATGTTTCACTTATACAGACAAAGTAATTGCTTGGTTAGATCAATATTTTCTTCCTGTTAGATATAACGGCGAAATTGTAGAAGGTTATTATGTTGATGCAAGAGGTTGTATTTTTTCAATAAAAAAATCTCCTCAAGAACCAAAATTAATGAAATATGATTATGCACGTAAGGGTTATCCTAAAATTGGTATTAAAGTTAAATATACTAACAAAACAATAACTGTTCATCGTTTAGTATGCGAATCGTTTCATATAAAACCAATCCCAGAAGGTGTTACAAAAGAAGAATGGGATAATACTCCAAAACCTGTAAAGAAGTGTTTTGATGATTATTGGGAAGTTAATCATAAAGATCATAATAGGCGAAACTATCATCCAGATAATTTAGAATGGGTGTCTCGTAGTCAGAACGTTGAAAAGTATCAAGATTATTCTTATAATAAGCAACTAGGTATGGAGGCTACTAATGTCTAAGGTGTTTGACAAGCTCATCACTCATAAAACCGATTGGCACCCCCTCACCAGCTCTGTTGGTGGGGTGGGGTTGAGAAAGTTTTCTGACCTTCGTGAAGATTACGGCACCACAGGCGTCTATCAGATTGCTCATAAAGATAACTTGCCAGAAGAACTTGTTGACGCCAATATCGGTTACTCTGGTAAGGCGAGTAATGTTTTCCTTCGACCGAACGGTATCAAAACTAAGAAGGGTAAGCACCAGTGTCGTGTCTACCTTTCTTCAAAGGGCATCGATATTTCTGATGTTTGTATTCGATTTCTTATCACGGAAAGTGGTAAGGAGTCAGACCTTGAGGCATTGATTCATTCAGAAACAGAAGCTAAGTATAATTACCGTTTTGCTTGGCGCGAGGCTTCTGGTGGTCAGGATGGAGCGATGCTTCGAATCCTAGATATGATCGATAAGGTCGAAAACCTTGATGATCTTAAATCTATCGCCAAGGCAGCTCGTGATAGGGCTATCGAAGTTTTCACCAATGATTGGCTTTCAGAAGAAGAGGAAGAATAAAATATGGCTAGTCGTCCTGCATTAATTGCTAAGAAACCGAAGAAACCTATGAGTATTTCTCGTACTGCATCTTCTATTTTCGATATGAAACATGTAGGACCAGAGCCTGTTTTCGATTCGCCGCTTACTTCTTCAGATTGCGGACGAGCGTTCAACTGGTATAATTATATGTGCAATGCCAGTGACGCTCGCGAGTATACAGAAATTTGGCTCAAGCAACAAGGTCGGACTGCTGAACTGAAGCTGTTTAAATCTGTTCCTGACGTTTGGGTCTCGACGACTTGTGGTTGGATATCTCGTTTGCGTAACAAGGGATATGAGATCCCAAAGGTAACTTCTAATTTCTTCGAAGGTGCGTTTGCTGAATCTTTAAAAAAGTCCAAAGCAGCAGAGGTTTCGGATGCTCCTAAAGTCTCGATTCAGCAAAAAATGCGCGAGAAGACGAGTGAGATTATCGGCGAGATAGAAGAGTTGATTGACAGTGGTGAACCTTTCAATATGTATGATTGGTTGAAGACTCGTAATATTCCTGCTACCTATGCACCAGCCATTGCTTCTTTTTATGCACCTTGGTTGAGTGAATTGATCGAGGCTCATGAAGGTAAATGTCCTCAGCTGAAGGAAGCTTACCGTCGTATGTCTAAAAAGCAGCTTACGGAGCGTATCAAATTTTTCAACACAATAATTACTGATGCTGAAAAGTACGCTGGTGTTGCTAAGAAAACTCGAGCTCCAAGTAAACCGCGAGTAGTTTCGGTAGAAAAGAAGCTGAAGGATCTTAAGTTCCAAAAAGAAGATAGCACATTCAAGATTGCTTCTATCAACCCTGAAAAGATCATTGGTGCTCAAGAGCTTTGGACCTTTAATACCAAATATAAGATCCTCACCGTCTTCAGGGCTCTCGATCGTGGAGGACTTGGTGTCAAGGGAACAAGCATAGTTGGTTATGACGAAAAAACTTCTTGCTCGAAACGCACTGGACGCAAACCAGAGTACTTTGTTGAACGAGTTTTGAATGGCGGTAAAATCGTTCTTCGTAAACTTATGGAAGAAACTTCTGGTGATGCTACGTTTGCGCATAGGATTAATGACTCAACTATTCTTTTAAAAGTGGGTTGACTTTAATTCGTCAATAAGGTATTATAAATATATTACTTGGTTGTTGAGGCGTAAAGAATAAACAATTCGGACGGGAGTGCGAATCTCCCCGCCTCCACCACAAGCACATTGGGGATCCTTGCTTTTATAGCATCGATTTTTACTCCATATAGTGAGTGTAACAGTGTGCTTTTGTTGGGGGCGAAATAGGTTCGACGGGTTGTAGTAAAGGTACGAAGAGACTAAGTAAACTCGTAAATGCAAACGATAATAATGCATATGAAATGGCTCTAGCAGCCTAATCGGAGTTCGGGGAGCACTTGGCAACAGAAGCTCCCCACACACATTTAACACACAAAGGAGAACTAAAATGGCAAACCCATACGAAATGCGCTTCAATTACCTTCAATACGCGAAGGATTTTCTTGTAAGCGAATATAATTCTCAGATGGATCGAATTATGCTTTCGCATAACGACGATGAGATGAAAATCAAACAAGCAAAAATCAGTCAGATTAAGTATCCTACAAGGGAAGAAATTTTCGCTTTTGCAGAAGAAATTAAGAATTTCGCTGATCAGAAGTAATTAAAATTGGTCACTTAGCTCAGCTGGATAGAGCAACGGATTTCTACTCCGTGGGTCGAGGGTTCGAATCCTTCAGTGATCGCCATTATGGGGGTGGGTGTAAGACACGAGAGAGACTTATAAACTCTTTAGCAGTAGATGACTGTTCTAGACCAGGAGCGTTACCTGGCACCCCTACCATTTCCAGGAGTTATTATGAAGAAAGAAAAAGATTTACCTCTTGGTATGCTTTTGATAGTCATATCTCAATTTTTCTTAGCGGGTATAGATTATACTCTTAACACCAATATTAAACTTTGGTATTCTTTGCCTTTGGTGGTTTTTAGTTCTATCGTGTATTGGAGGCTATTTACGGTGGGTTGGGCTGTAGCTTTTGAAGGGATTGAAATTGACGATACTGAGAAATAATAATTTTGTAGAAGAAATAGAAAAGCTCTGTAGAACTAAAAATATAGAATACATCGATGCAGTCTTATTTTGGTGTGATAAAAATAATTTAGAAGTAGAAACAGCAGCTTATTGGATCAAAAAAGATCCAGCAATGAAAGCTAAAATTCAAGCAGAAGCTGAAATTCTTAACGTGTTGAAGCGAGGGGCAAGACTTCCTATCTGATAAATATCAGAAATATGGAGGTTGCGCTGTGTATCTAAAAACTTCAGGTAAACCAACAAAAGCGAAACTGAATTTCTGTAAAGATGCCACTAAATTTTTCGGTAGAAAACTTCTTGGTGAAATTCTTTATCATAAAGTTACAGTCAAAATAATCTTTGAAAGATTTGACAAAAAATTAAAAGAATATGCTTTTTGTGAGTCTGAAAATATTGCGATATACAGATGTAAAGAGTTCGTGATAACAATAGATAAAGACCTTAACACGAAACAGATGCTTCTCGCTCTCGCGCACGAGATGGTTCATGTTAAACAATATGCTAAGGGTGAATTGAAAGACTACGTGAAAGTCAATAAGTCGAAATGGAAAGGTGAGATAATAGATCCTGATAGGGTTGATTATTGGGATCAACCTTGGGAGATAGAAGCACATGGTAGAGAAGTAGGTTTGTACGTTAAGTTTTTAGAAAGTTTAAAGAAGAAAAAATGACAAGTATTTTAACGACAGAAAACGAAAACAACCGTATACAAATCAATGCTAATTTGACGTTCCATGCGGCAAGTAATACGTACAAATTTTCTAACGGTTCGACCTATGCTGATATCAATGGTACTCCTCTAAGACCGCCTGTTGATGAATTAGAAGATACATTTATTTACGAAGAAAACCCTTTAGTTACTTTCTATTCAGGTCATTACGATTCCGGTAATTCTTCTACTACAGAAAGTATTTTGGTAGAAAGAAGTAATATTTTAACACAAAACACCTTAACTGTCTGTTATTCTAACACTCAAGTTAACGCTCTTGGTACTTACGTCACAACCAGTAACCTACAACTGACCCCTAATACTCTTGTGATTAATTCTTCTGCTAACAGCAGTTTGATGATAAAATTAAATTCTATCGGTGCAAATTCTAACACCTCTAATAGCACTTTGAAGTTTGAATTAGGATTTGTCGTTAATACCTCTCAAATTCAAATATCTAATATATTTTCTAATTCTACTCAAAACGTAACGAGCATTTTCTTAGCTAATAATATTTACCTCGGTTTGTCTAATACATTTGCTAATTCTACTGCTAATGTGACACTGGTTCATTATTTAAATTCCTCTAATTTGGTGATATCAAACACCTTTGTTAATTCGGTATCAAATTCAGTTCAAAGTTTGGTAGTTAATAAAGGATACGTTACTGTATCAAACACATCTAAAAATAGTTCTGTTAATTCTGTTTCTACATTTTTAGCTAACACCGGATATCTTGTTGTATCCAATGCTTATGTGAATTCGACACACACAGTCAATACTCAATATTCGGCAAATGATAGTTATTTTGGTCTATTATTGAGTGATGCCAACAGTACATATACTACCAATACTACACTGGTTGTTAATGTTAATTCAATAAATCTAAAATCTATAGAACCTCAGTATTTGAGTACAGGAGCTGATGCCAACACTAGAACGAGAAATTTATCGATAAACGTTTCTGGCATTTCTGGTAATATCAGTATAGCAAATTCGACAGTTACAGTTAATACGAATTTATATTTTCCTTTTTCTACTGCTCCTGTTAATTACACAGATGATTTTACTGTTGCTAGTACGGACAATTGGATAATAATTAATAAAAGCACAAATTGTACAATAACACTACCGACCCCCTCTGCTAGTATTGGTAGATCTTTAACTGTAAAAACAATAACTGCTCATGGTGCAAATTCTGCTACGAATAATGTTTTACCGATAGGTAATAATACGGCTAACAGTTTGATATTAGCTTCTACGATAGGTAAATGGGCTACGCTTGTCAGTGATGGCACTAATTGGGTTATCATGCAAGCCAATTAAGGTGATATATGATGACAGCTATTGATTGTTACAGAGAGTATTTGGCTCTCAAAAACCATTTTACTAAATCTTCATACGACTATTTCAAGTACAACGGTAAAGTTAATGTCAATGCTTCTTCTTTTGAAGCTCGCAAAGATAAATTGTTTTTTCAAAAATTAGCAAAACATTCTGATGTTAAAAATTTCCTAATAGCAAACCTCTCAGTAAATGAGAAAGCTTGGATCCGCGAGCTCGCGTATAGCGACGATGCAGAAAAGATTTACAAAGAATGGGTCAAGCGTCAGCAGTCTTTGACTTATGTTTTCAAACAAGAGCTGGGCAATATTGATACCAGATTTGATGAAAATTTCATTTGTAGGAACAATGAGCATCCTTATTTACTCAAATTATATCTTGGCAAACAATTAAGTCTTGATACCTTATGTTTACTTTTAGAATTTACTGGTGCGAAAAAACATTGGGATTCTAAAATGAACTACGATTTAGTTTGGGATAAGTACCGAACTAAAGTTGAGAAATACACTCCATTCATTCAATGTGATAAAGAAAAATTGAAAAATATTTTGCTTGACTATTTTGAAGAATAGAGGTATACTAAATAATGTTGAGCGTATACAGCTCAATACGATTATACATTGTCATACAAACATACGGAGAATACATATGGACTTTTCTAAACTCAAGGCAAACTCTGGTAAGAAGTCTTTGGAGCAACTTACCGCCGAACTCACTAAGGTTTCGGGAACTCAGGAAGCTAAGAAGGGCGATGACCGTTTCTGGCAACCTACTGTAGATAAGGCAGGCAATGGCTATGCCGTTATCCGTTTTCTTCCTGCGCCAGCTGGCGAAGATGTACCTTTTGTTCGTGTATTCGATCACGGGTTTCAAGGTCCTTCGGGTCTTTGGTATATCGAAAATTCATTGACCACTATCGGCAAGAATGATCCTGTTTCAGAATATAATTCTAAGCTTTGGAATTCTGGTGTCGAGGCCAATAAGGAAATCGCACGTAAGCAGAAGCGTCGCCTTCATTTCTTCTCAAATATCTACATCGTGACGGATTCTGGCAATCCGGAAAACGAAGGTAAGGTTTTCTTGTATAGTTACGGCAAGAAGATTTTTGATAAGCTCAATGATGCTATGAACCCTCAGTTCCCTGGCGATGAGCCAAACAACCCATTCGATCTTTGGGCTGGTGCTAATTTCAAGCTTAAGATTCGTCAGGTTGAAGGTTACCGCAATTACGATAAGTCTGAATTTGATAAGATGGGTCCGTTGTTCGACGACGATAGCGAACTTGAGGCTATTTGGAAGAAGGAATATTCTCTACAGGAATTCCTCGCTCCCAGTAACTTTAAGAGTTACGATGAACTCAAGGATAGGCTTTCAAAGGTTCTTGATGAGAATACTCCAGCAACTAAGGTTGCTCGTGCCGAAGAGGAAGATCTTCCTTGGTCTCGTTCAGAGCCTGCCCCTAAGTTCAAGGCGGCTGATGCACCAAAACATGTAGCAGACGACGATGAAGAAGACGAATCTTTAGAGTTTTTTAAGAAACTCGCAAATAAGTAAGGAAAGGGAGCTTCGGCTCCCTTTTTTTATGCTGATAGTTGGAGACCGCTCATAGATTCTTTATACATACCACTTCTCATAAGATCGCCAAAGAAAGAGTTATCAGAAATTCTTAAATCGCCAGGACCGTTATACTCATTACCCTTGAATGAATTTTGCCCAGATTGATTGCCAGCTGTCTGTTGGTTTTGCTGCTCATTTCTTTGTTGATTAGCTCTCATAGAAGATTGACGAGCTCTATCTTTTAAAGTTTCTTCTTCTAGTGCGTTTTCTTCTATCTCACCACCAAAAGATCTTCTTTGAGAAGGTACAGGAGTTCTTTCTTCGCCACCGCCGAATAATCCACTCAATCCGCTGATCGCAGCTCCAGCCAAATTACCTAAAGCCATGCCAGCACCAAACCCTACCCCATGATGACCCATACCACCCATACCGCCGCCCAGCATACCACCAATCATTCCAAGCGGCGAAGCACCCATGCCCATTCCGCCACCCATTGGTCCTCCTAATCCTAGTGGGCTACCCATGCCCATTCCGCCACCCATTGGTCCTCCTAATCCTAGTGGGCTACCCATGCCCATCATAGGTTCGCCCATCATCCTACCGCCCCTGGAAGCTACATTACCTTCTTGACCACCTTCATTACCGTGAGATCCTTTTGGTTCTATGTGCCAAGCTTCGTGGGCCATTCTAAAATTTAAACCAAATTTGCTAGCATTTTGATGCGCCCATTCTTTTGCCTTATCGGAACTAAAGGATAAGTCAGCAGCCAAACCTTTATTGTGATTTGATCTACCAGGAGGGGCGACCCATTTTCTAGCAGCTTTTTCGCTGCCGTATTTTCGTACAGCTGCTTCATATAATTCTGCTTGTCTTTCTGGGGTTCTGTAACCAGAATTAATTCTGATAGGATTGCCTGCTTGTTGAGCAGCTTGTAAAAAAGAGCTCAATTTAGAAGCAAAATCAGGTTTCATACCTTCTATATTAGAAGGACCTTTATTATTGAATTTAGTTAATGCAGAAATATCACCACCAGAAACTCTTTGGTTTTGTTGATCTGGTTGTCTAGCTTCTGGTGTAATACCTTGACCCGTAGAAGCTCCAGCGTTCGCACTCGTGGCGCCTGGTTGTCTAGCTTCTGGTGTAATACCTTGACCCGTAGAAGCTCCAGCGTTCGCACTCGTGGCGCCTGGTTGAGTGGCTCCTGCTTTAACTTGTGTAAAGTCCGAATTAACACCCCTTTGGTAGACGTGCTCTTTATATACTGGTTTACCAGCACCAGATTCAACTTCAGATTTAGCCATCAATATTTTCATTCTAACGCTAGGATCTGAGAGATTCAATTTAGTAGTACCAGTGGTGCCTTCTCCCAAATATCTTTGTAGAACAGATGAATATGTCGGATTTGGTTTTCCATTTGTCCATTTTGCGACTATAGCGTCAGGTGTATCTATACCTTTTTGACCGTAATTTTCTAAATTTTTACTAGCAGCAGCAACACCGTGAACAGGGGTGGCATACTGAGCATAAAACCCACCTTCATTTGCTGGTCTTGGAGTAGCACCAACATACCCTGGCATATTTTCAACAAATGGGTTTTTACCAGGTGCGCTTAAACTCATTGCGCCCATGTTGTTCAGTCTTATAGAAGCAGGTAAATGTCTACCTTCATATCTTTTCAAAACATCAGGATCTAAATCTTCATTATTAGTTCTGGGATCTTGGAATTTGCTAGGGTCTAATGCAGGTCCTCCGCCAGGAGAAGCGCTGCCTGGATCCCTTGTTGATCTAGAAGTTAAATCGCTTTTGTACGCCCCGTAACCAGCAGCCGCAGTTCCCACTGCACCTAAACCAGCACCTATCCAACGTGCAGCTGGTATTTTCGATATACCGCCCATGATAGCGCTGGATATAGTATCAACGATACCACCGCCTTCTTTTTTATCGTCTTTTTTGTCTTTTTCTTCTAAAGATCTTTTGATATCTTTCAAAGAGTTAAGCATACCAGATTGAATAGTTATAGATTGCTGTAGTAAATTGTTTGTAGCATCTATTTTAGAAGAAGTTTGTTGCATTTGTGAAGATTGTGAATCTATGCTACTAGAAATAGAGCTAAAATTCATTCTATTTGATGCGAATATATTACCTATGTCTTTTATGACTTTAGCTATACTACCATTGTGTTGATTAGCTGCTGTTTTAAAAGAGTTTGCAACATTGCCTAAATTGGAAACGTGTTTCGCAATTTGTGATAATGATTGATCTTGAGCAGCCATGTATTAACCTTTGTCTTTAGACTCTTTTAATTTCTTTAAGTATTGTACTAATAATTCGACATAAATGTCTCTTTCAAAGGGCATTAAGTTTTCAATTTCACTGATAGAATATTTATGATGCTGAACCAAAGAAAACATTGTTGAAAAATAATTTTCTAAGCTTGTATGGCTCAGCGCCAAGTAAAAAAATCATTTAACGAGCTCAACACTATTGATCTATCATTGCCCAAAGAATTCTTATAATTGATAGTATATTCTAATTTTGGTGCACTCATTAAAAAGTTATTGACTGCTTCGAAAGTTTTAATATCTAAATTTTCCAAAAATTCTTCTATTTCTTGCTTTTTGTATTCGGAAATATTGTATATCTCGTCACCATCGAAAACGTTGTCTATACATCTGATAATCAATTCAAACATATAATCTTTTTCTAGTTCTAGGAACTCTTTATCATCATATAAAGAAGCCGATGGATATTTCATAGTTATACCCGTCGTCTTACCTATCTTAATCACATTACTGATTTTATCGGGATAGATAACTTTGATCTCATTTAAGTCTACTTCGAAATCGTATAATTTTTCGTCTTCTGAATCTTTGTAAGTTATCTTGATTTTGTTGTCTACAGATAAAGATCTGAGTTTGATAAAAATATACTCTAGATCAAAAATAGACAATTTGTTAATATCAAGTTTATTATCTATTGAGCAATTATTGACAACTTGTTTGATTGCAGATAAAGTATCAGAAGCATTTTCGCTTTCTTTCGCCATCAATAGAAGTTTTTCTTCTTTAACGAGAAATGGTCGAAAATTATAATTTTTCTTCAATGTAGGAATTTCTATATTGTATATCGGGTATTCTATCTTAGGTAACATATTATAACTCCAAATTTATATAACAGAATAACTCGCAAATGTCACACCAGCAGTTAATTTAACTATTTCGCCGTTGCCCCAATTTAATGGGATATCTTGAACAGAAGTTGGAAAAGCTTCAAACATGTTGATTGTTTGAACGATATCGCCTTCTTGATTAAAGGTTTGTACTTGTATAGTCGTAGAATAATTGTCTTTATATTCTGCATAATAACCAGGTACAGCATTATCAGTGCCATTAAATTGAAATATACTTCTTGCCCACTCGTACCAAAAATTCCAAATATTACCTTCTCTATCACAAACTATTGATAAAGAGTTTTCATTAAAATTCGCGCTGTGTGGAAATTTTTGAGTCGGACCGACACCGTATTTGTTATTGTCAGAAGTTAAAATGGTGATTCCTGGTAATTTGACGGATTCAGTTCGGAACCTCATTATACCATTCACTTGATTAAAACTAGAGTTTACGAAATTAGAATTACGTATAATACTGGGCGGTCTCAAACTAACCTGAAAATGGCTTAATTTAAGATACCCTTGATCGATATACGTTTGTCTAAAAGTGTCTATATTAAATGGCATCTTTTTCCTTAGTATGGCGGCGAGCCAGCATATTTTTTATTAGTGTTTATTTGCCACTTCTGAAGAGGTAGAGTGACAGCCTTTTCCCAATCACTAGGATGTACATAATTAAAAGAACTCTTTACATGACCGAACAAATATCTTTTGACACAATTGTTGTAACCACTAAACTTTTTCGAAGAGCTTCTTAACAAATCGTAAGAAATATTCAATTTAGTTGTATCGTTGTATTTATTATTATTTGAGATAGTCATAAGAGCATTGAGTAGCATCGCTCTCCCGCGAGGAGGCAAATAGTGTAAGTTGATACCCAGAAAACCATCAGCATAAAATTCTACAGGAAACACTAGGGGATAAACGTCGAAAAAGGGTAGTGTGTCTTTATGTTTAGCATCATATGTGAACAGATACATCCTGCCGATTTGAGGTTGTGCATTTTTCGTGAAAACTTTGTTAGGGTCTGTTTTCACGTCTTTGTTTATATTTTTGATAGAATTCTCGAACCAAGAAGCAGAATCTTTTGATTTGATAGTTAATGTCTGACCAGCACTGTCTAATATTTTGATAAAATCTACCATTTGATCCCTAATTCTTTTTCTGTAAAAATATGAAAAGTCCAACCTCTGTCTTTACAAAATTCGGTCGCTGCTTTCCATTTAGCTTCATTGGTGCCCCAAGTTTTCACTTCTGTTATGTAACGTTTTGTAATTTTTTCTTGTTTCTTAGGAGGTTTTGCTTGTGAACTAGGTTTCACCTCTATCAAAGCAGTTTCTTTCAAACCTTCTTTATTTATTTTTGTTACAATAAAATCAGGGAAATATCTATGAATCCTGCCATCTATAGGTGATCTATAAGGTATGATAACTTCTTCAGATCCCCAACTCAATACATCTTTATGATCATCTAGGTACAACATGAGTTTAAGTTCCCACCCAGAACGATAAATAATATTTGTAGGATCACCTTTGTATTTTTTTGGATTTTTTGGTTTGAAGAAACCTTTATATGTTGCCATTTTTTCTCTTAAGATAAATAGTTAGAGGTATTTAGTTGTTAAATAGGATTTTTTAATGCCATTTTCGCAAGGTCAAGTCAATTCAAATATACCTTTACCTCCGAGCACAAGATCGCAAAATTTCTCTTTTCCTGGCGACTTAGTTACAGGCGGCAGAAACTTTTACACTTCTTTATACTTTATGGATTATTTGAGCACGCAGTTGTTAGGTGGGCTTATGTCTTCGTTGCAAGGTTCTTATAGACCTTCTGGTAGCGTGATATTGCCTGTCCCTAAAAAATTGAACGATGTACAATCTGTCATTTGGGATCAAATTTCTGTAACTTCTTTAGCTGCTGGTGCTGTTGCAGGTTCTGCTTCAGGTGGTCTTTCGGCTGTTATGGGCGCTTTATCCAGTGCAGGTTCTGCTATAGGACCACAAGTTGGTGGAGCTGTTAATCCATTACTATATATGACTTTTAAATCTCCAACTTTTAAAGAGCATACATTAACTTGGACGCTGACTCCCAGTAATCAAAACGAATCTAACACTTTGAGAGATATAATTAATTATATAAAATTCAATATGCTACCTAAAAAAGCACTCATGGGTTTGATGTATCAATACCCTAGTATCGTTTTCGTTTCTTTATCTAATAGTAGTTACACTTTCAAATTCCAACCTTGTGCTGTAACTTCTGTGCAAGTAGATTATACTGGTGCTGGTGGACCTTCTTTTTTCAGAAATGGCGCTCCAACTAACGTAAATTTGACAATTCAACTTAAAGAAATTGAGCTTTGGACAAAAGACAATTATCAATACTAAGGTAAGTAAATGAGCGAAAATAGATATTTCGAGAAATTCCCGACAATACAATATTCTAACAGTAATGTTGTTGATATCACAAAAAGAGCAACAATGTTAGAATCAGTGTCAGGAAACCCATACATTTTTTACCCATACGAACTTTCTATTTATGAAAGACCAGATCAATTTAGTGCTAGATATTTTGAAGATCCGCAAATGAGCTGGATATTATATTTGTCTAATAAGATCGTAGATCCTTATTATGAGTGGTACCTCACAGCAGAGCAATTTCATGAATTTTTAGGAAAGAAGTACCAAAAGCATGAATACGCTCTTAGAAAAGTAAAATATTACAGAAATGATTGGTATAATTCTAAAGATATAACACCCAGTAAATATGACTCTTTAACTCCATTGTTAAAATCTTATTGGAAACCAGTATACACTTCTTATAATAAATTCTCAACTTACACGAGAAAACAAAATAACTCTCAAATAACAACTAACAAAATTGTCTCTTGCGAGGTTAGTGATAGTAACAATTTCATAAAAGATGAAATTTGTAAGGTATATTTCGATTCAGAAAATATTGGCAAAGGGCAGATAAGTTACTCTACCGATGGTAAATTATACCTACAACATATTTCTGGATACTTTTTGTCAAATAATGAAATCACTGGTAGTAGTTACGTTTATGGAGAAGAGAGCCAAGTCAATACGTCTTTGATTTCTACGACTTTGGTTAAAAGTAATTTGAGACCAGAAGAAGAAATATATTGGGCACCTGTAACGTATGCAGAATATGAAAACGAAAAGAACGAATATAATAAGTCTATAAGAGTTCTAGATAGAAGAATATCGAGTACTATGACTAATAATTTAAGAGACATAATGAAGGTTTAAGATGGCTCAAGGCACAGTAGGCGATATAGATATTAAAAAGTTCACTATCGGTGGTATGAACGTAGCTGATCCGAAACAAGTAACTCTGGTAGGGTTCAATATTTACGAGTCTATTTTAGATCCGTTGGGACCTTATGGGGAAGTTAGAATTTTGGATGCTGCTAATGCGAAATCTAAAAGTAAAATAAACGGTAAAGAAGATGTAGAAATACAATTTTCAGCGACTGGCGTTCCTGGCGAAATGGCGGGTTTCAAATTTAAACTATTTCAAAATTCTAACGAAACGGATTCCTCTATTCAAAATGAAGGTTCTATGCACAGCAAACAGTATGACTTTAAGTTTGTTTCGCCAGAACGTTTGAATGCTCAAGGCAATCAAGTCGATAAAAGTTACGACGATCAAACGAGTAATGTCGCCAAAGATATAGTTGAAACTTTTTTAAAATCAAAAGATAGTGTAGATTTGAAAGAGCAAACTAAAAAAGAAAGAATAGTTTTTGGTACGGAACATCCACTAGATGCTTTGCGTAAACTCAGCAATTTATACGCAGGAACAAAAAGTAAATCTGGTTTGTTTTTCTTATTCAAAACCAGAGAAGGTTCTAATACGAAATATGTTTTTGATTCTCCTGACAATATGTTCGGTACTTCTCCAGTTATAACTTTGAAGCAAAATGCCACTCTTTCTACTAGCGGAACGAGTGAAACAGATAAACAGAATAGTATAAGTTGGTTCAGAGTTGGTAATGGGTTTAATGCTGGATCGCGCTCTCTAGCGAAACCACAGCAAGTTACTGTCAATCATGCCACAGGGACTATCAATAGACCAAAACAAGAAGAATATAAACCAAAAATGGCAGATTCTTTGATATTCGATAACCCTCCCAGTGATGCTAAGAGTGTACAAGTTAGAACAGTATATCAATCTTTCAATGAAAAGCAAGAAGTTAAAACTTCCGATTTTAGAGCAAATAGATTAGTTTATTTGGCGCATTTTTCTCAAAACTATGCTGATTTGGAAGTGCCAGGAAATCCAAAAATTAAAATAGGTTCTATGATCAATATAGAGCTTCCTAAAAAGGCAGATAGTGGCAATGAATCGGGCGAAAGCGAATTTAATGGTAAAGCTTTAGTCGTGGCTATAAGACATAAAATAAAACCTGCTGGACAACCTAATAGGTATACTATGATATTGAGAGTAGTTAAGGGGTCGTTCAAAGAAGGGGGTGGTGGTAATGGTTAAGGTTGTAACAGGCGAAGTTAGAGAAATTGGTGGCGAAGACAAAGCTGGCTTCGTCAGAGTAAGAATACACAAACTACACGATAATGAGAAAGCAGTAAAAGATTCAGATTTGCCTTGGGCTATACCTATCCAAGGACCTGCATCGGCTTCTTTGGGTCGTGTTGGTAATAGTCCTAATGGATATAGAGTTGGCTCTAGGGTTGTTTTAACTGCTGATGCAGACGATCCGGAATTTAAACATCCTTTCATAATCGGCGCTTACGCCAGAGCTGCTCCACCTAAAGATGCAAATATCCAAAAAGCGGATACAGCAACTCATAAGGCTGCAGCCCTACCTAATGTTAAGAACGGAGACAGTCCAGGTTCTGTAGAAAAAATACCTAAAAATCATGCCAATGTTAATTTGGGCCAAAAACCAAACACTGAAAAACCGAAATACGGTCAAACACCAGTAAAAACACAAGATGACGGTGTTGACGCCAATCAAGCAGCCAGAGATAAATACGCACCGAAGGCAGATGAAAAAACTACTGCTGGTGCCGAAAAGGGTATGAAAGATTTAAACGCAGCAATCAAGGCTACAGGAGCTGTTGCTTCTCAAGTCCTACCTGGTTTAGTTTCTGCCATGTCTATAGTTTCTATGTTGATGAAAAGTAACTCTTCTTCAGGATCACAAAACGAAACCACTAAAAATGCGCTAAATGATGCTTTGAAATATTTGTCTAATCGATTTGGTGTGCAATACGTTTTAGAAGAATTTAATAGAGCTTTATCTGGTGGTAAATTCAAATTACTTAGTGAGAGAAACCAAGGACTAGTTCAAGAATCTATTTCTTTATTGATAAAAGATATTTCAGAAGCTGGCGAAGGAAATTTGACACATTTCGAACCAACACCAACTATCATAAAATTAGATCCTAACAGATACATACCAACTCCTGTGGTGCACATAGACAGTGTTCCTAACCTTTACGTTCAGCAATATTTCGAATTAGGTTCTGACCCTTGTCCTGGATATATTCAGTGGAAAGGTCCAAATGGTGATTATTACTACAGCGAAAAACTGAAAACAGACCCTTCCTACGCGAGCGCGGAAGAGCATATTTATGATGTAGCTTTCAACAGTTTGGCTAAGATTTTCATACCCTACCTAAATACAAGAACGTTAACAGTTTATGTTATAGATAAAGCATTAAACGATTGTATAGAAAATATAAAAAACACTGGTATGAATGCTGCTATGGGTAAAGGTGCAGCTCAAAATCTAATGTCATTATTGCCAGCATTATTGGGTGGTTTGTCCGGAGCTGTCAGTTTTATGCAAGGTGCTCATCTACCAGAGTCCGTGTTGAATGTTGGTTCTATGAATAAAACTATAGAGAGTTATTCTAGGGCTATGGCAACAGCTAAGTTTATGAGTTCTACGACAGCAACAGCATTTAACGTTCCTTCTGCTTTATCTGCGTTATCGGGAGGTATTGGTGGGATTAGTGGATTAGCCGGAGGGCTAGCTGGTGGTATCGTTGGGGGATTAGGTGGTGGTATAACTGGTGCTATTGCTGGATCTGCTGTTGGTCAAGTTACAGGAGTTTTGGGCGAAGCTGCTGGTATAAGTCAAGATGGTATTACGGCTATATCTACGATTGCTGGTGGTGTTGCTGGATACACTGTTGCTAAAGCTACTACTTTGGTGAATGCTACTTCTTCTTTAGAAAAAGCAAATGTTAACAGAGCTAAAATATATGCAGCTCAAAGTCTATTATGGAGTGTACTATAAATGCCGAATGTTGGTGACATTTATCAGATAGGAGATAGATCTATCACTTATCCTAGTGATAATCCTAGAGATAATTTATTAATTAATACAGCATTTCCCCCACCAGCTGCTGCTGGGAATCCGAAAAAACAAGACCCTAAGAAAAAACTTTCTAATTTCGATTTTGAGGGTTATGGGTTTAAGCCCGAAGATATACCATTTTTGTCAGCAAGTCATGACGATACAGGTCATTTGGTCATCAAATATTCTAATCCGAAAGATCCAAAAAAGTCTTTTACTGCGACTATGGATCATACAGGAAGTTATGAGGGTTCTGAAAATTCAGGCGATAAACCATTTAAAGCTAAATTAGAGACAGGTCATAAAAGATCTTATACTGCTGAAGGCGCAGGTTCTCAAGTTGATGGAAGTAGTGACCATAAAACAGAAGACACAAAAAACGAAAATGTTGGTGGAGATTTAGGAAGTGCTACAGGCAAAACACGTATAGAAGGTACCAAAGATCAAAAAACTGGCGGTACTGGTGGTGGTACATTTATGAATGATGCTGCTGGTGATAGTGTCAAATCTGTAACTGGGGATCAGAGTACAAATACTAAAGGTAGCTATAATAGCCATTTCACAGGCCATTATATGGAAACAGTAGATGATAATTATGTTTTGAATGTCACAAACGGCGATCATGCTATCAGCGTTCAAAGTGGTAATATGGATCATAAAGTTTCTAAACAAGTTAGAATAAAGGCCACAAAAGAAATCACTATAGATAGCGATACTAAGATAACATTGAAAGTTGGTAAGAATTCTATCATTATAGATCAGAACGGAATTGGAATTGGTGGTATGTCTGGTGGTGGTTTCGTCAATGTTTATGCAGAAGATACAATAGTAGTTCAAGCTTTCGGCTCAATGGCAGGAATGTATGCGCCAAACGGAACAACTTATGTTTCGGGTATCAATAACGTAATTAGATCTAGTAAAGGAACAACTCTTGAAAAAAGTTCTGTACCGCCAGCTGGTAAAGTTATACCTAGTAAATAAAGAAAGAAAATAAATGGCAATTTCTAGAGCAGACACTCTTACTACAATCACCAAAAAAACAGAATATTATTCTGATTTTAATACCCTATTTGTAAAAACTCCATTTGGCGATGATATTGCCCGTACTACGAATGAAAAGTCTGTAAATCAGTCTTTGAAAAATCTCATCAAAACAAATTATGGGGAGAGATTATTTCAACCCCATTTGGGATCTAATGTTTATAATTCTCTATTTGATATTGTAGGCTCTGGCGCGAGCGGACCCGAAGAAGAAATATTAATGTTTAACATAACAAATATGATAAAATATCAAGAACCTAGAGTGAGTTTAATTGATATCGCTGTTAATTCTAATTTAGATTCTAATATATTAGAAATAACTCTTACCTATGCTTTAATAAATAATCCAGACCCTACTACTCTTACCGTCTTATTAAAAAGAGTTCGATAAATGGAAAACAGTTCAATTAATTTGGCGGCGCTTGATTTCGACACGCTAAAACAGAATTTCAAATCATACCTACAAAAGCAATCTACGTTCAAAGATTACAATTTCGAAGGTTCTAACATTAATGTTCTGTTAGATGTTTTGGCATATAACTCTTATTTGAACTCTTTCTATTTAAACATGATTGCTTCTGAGATGTTTTTAGATACAGCTCAGAAATTAGACTCTGTCGTTTCTCATGCGAAGGAACTTAATTACCTACCAAGGTCTAATAGATCTTCAAAAGCTGTTATAAATTTTTCTGTCGACACTACAGGCGTAGTCAATCCGTTCACGATACCAAAAGGTGTTTTGATAAGTGGTACTAATTCTAACGGCAATTACACTTTCACAACAAAAGAAAAAAGATCATTCATATCGACCAATACTGTTTATACTATAGAAGAATTAGAAATATATGAAGGTTTTTATCTTACAGATACTTTCATTGTAGACTACGGATATGAAAATCAAAAATTCGTACTATCAACCCCTACTGTTGACACTACAGATATAGATGTAACAGTTTCGGAAAATAATGGTGAAACAAACACCACATTCACATTTGCTGAAAATTTGTATGGGGTTGCTTCCAATTCTACAGTTTATTTTATACAGGCTACTGGCGAAGCGAAATATGAGATAGTTTTTGGTGATAATGTTTTCGGCAGAAGACCGCAAAATGGTGCAGTCGTGTATGTAGAATATAGAGTTTCTGAAGGCTCTGACTCTAATGGTGTTTCTTCTTTCAATATCGATGAAGATTTAGGTAAAATCAATAATGGTGTTGGTGTTTATTCTGATGTACAAGTTGTTGCTAATTCTGCATATGGTGCAAATTCGGAAGGTATAGAATCGATAAGATATAATGCACCTAGGCATTATCAAACACAAAGTAGATGTATAACAACTAACGATTTCTCCACTACCGTTTTACAGAATTTTCCTGAAATTCAATACGTAAACGTGTATGGCGGAGAAATCACAAACACGGCAGTCGAATACGGGTATGTTTATATCGCACCTAGTACATATTCTGGTATATTATTAACTACTAATAGAAAAAAAGATATCGAATTGTATATTAATAAGTTGTGTACAGTTGGTATAACTGCTAAAATAGTAGATCCTGAATATCTGTATGTGAAAATAAATTCAAAAATACATGTCAATTTTAAAAATACGAAATCTTCTTCGGCAGTTTTGATAACAAAAGCGATCGCTGCAGTTAAGAATTACAATCAAAATTCTTTACAAAATTTCAACACTGCCTTTAGAATGTCGAAATTACAACAGAAAATTAATGATAGTGATATCGGAATTTTGAGTAATGAAACAACTTCTAGTATTTTTAGATTATATTCGCCTCCGTTGAATGTTCCTTACGCTATCAGTGCTAATTTAGACAATCCAATAGTAAAAGGCTCTATTACTTCTAGCTCTTTTATCTCTTATGGAAAATCGTATGTTTTCACTGATTATATAAAAGGAGTAGATGAAGGTAACGGTGTGTTATATAAAATTGAACAAAATGCCGATTTGACAAATACTAATTACACAGCTGTTGGTGTTGTGGATTATATTTCTGGTATTATTAATGTAAATCAAATACAGTATTCTAACATCAATGGTGGTCTTTCTATAGAGGCGACCTGTTTGAATCAAGACATCTATTGCTATAAAAACACTATTATCGAAATAGATACTGTGAATGGATTAACATTTAACGTAGTTGAAAAGTAATGCATGAAATAGAAAAATATATTTCGCCTTTTATCGAATCTCAATTTCCCCTTTTCTATCAAGAAGAAGGGCCAATCTTTATTGATTTCGTAAAAGCTTATTATGAGTGGATGGAATTACAGGGCAACGAAATAAACAATGATATCAAAGAAAAAGGTATAATTTATGAAGCTAGATCGCTTTTAGAATATAGAGATATCGATAATACTACTGAGCTGTTTATCAAATATTTTAAAGACAAATATATTTCTTCTTTACCAGAAAATGTTATTGCTGATAAAAAATTGTTAACTAAGCATATACTGGACCTTTATCGTTCTAAGGGAACAGAAAATTCTTATAAACTTTTGTTTAGAATGATATTCAATGAAGATATAGAAGTATATTTGCCAGGTAAAGACGTATTTAAAACTTCTGATGGTGAATGGTCAGTTCAAAGGTACATAGAGGTTACTGATAGTCCGTATTTGGCAGATTTGATAGGCAAACAAATTTACTCTAATTTTACAAAATCTAGAGCAGTAGTTTCTGACTATTACACGAAAACTGTTAATGGCAAATTGTTGAATATTTTAATAATAGAAGATCTATTAGGAAGATTTAAATACGGCGAAAAGATATTTTGTGATGATATACCAGAAATAACATTTGACAGCGCTCCTTTTGTTTTTGGTTCTTTGTCTTCTATCAGCATAACTAATGGCGGTATAGATTATAACGTTGGTGATATATTGAACGTCAATAAAAGTGGTGTTGGCGCTTTAGCAAGAGTTAAAGCTGTTAAAAGCAAAAACGGCGAAGTTACGTTCAAATTACTTTCAGGTGGAACTGGTTTTTCCATGAATGCTGTAATCAACGTTGATGGATCCGCTTTTCCTATATTAAATACCACCAATACAAATCCTGTTATTGTAGAGACAAAGGTTGCACATGGTTTAAATTCGGGTCAAAGTGTAAGAATAGATTTTGTTGAAGGAGCTGTAGATTTAAACACTTCTTTGTACGAATATTATGCAAATACAGTAAATTCTACTGCTTTTGAGATTTACACAGATCCATTTTTATCAGCACCTTTAGATGGTACATCATTCAACTCATATGTTAAAAATTCAGGATTTATCTATATCAATACTGGTGGTGCTGGTGCTATGTTTGAAGTCGGTAGTTTGACTAACAAACAAATATATAAAATTAACACAGACGTGATAGACGATTATTATTTCACTTTAATCGACAGTAAAGTTTCTGGTATAGATTTAGGTGTGACTGATGTTAATGGTATATTCAGTGTTGGTGATGATATTGTTATGGATAATATAGAAATTAGAGAATTTGATGTTGAAAATATTTCTCCGCATACTCTTCTTGTTGGAGAAACATTATCTAATAATTACTATTTTATAACAGATTTACAAACTGCATTTGTTGATGATTCTTTGATTATCTTAAAAGGTTCTGATATCAATAATTCTAATTTGGTTTATGGTGTAGAATTAACTGGCAACATTAGTGGTGCAGTGTTAAAGATAAATAATGCATTACCTTCCTATACACTTAACGCCAGTGCTAATGTGAAATTCGTAGATCCTTCCTATTTGACTGTGAATAATCAAATCGGTTATTTTCTTTTAGGAGAGATGATATATGATACAACTTCTGGCGCCAATGCTATCATAACTAGTATAGATAGACTCACTGATTGGAGTTTCCCGAAAGTTTCTATACCAGATATTGATAATTTAGATAAAAATATTGATGAAGTTTTGACGAATGTGAATTTAGAAGTTGGCACTATCGCTTCTTTGAAAAATATCAACCCAGGTCAAGGTTATGCTTTAGATCCAGTAGTTTCTGTCGTAGAACCCCTAATATATGAATATAAAATTATAGAAAATGATGGTTCTATTAAAGGGTTTAATTCTCGTATCACAGCAAAGGCTGGCTACTCTAATGGTATTGTTACAGCTGTAGAAATAGTTGATAGTGGTTTCGGATACGAAAAAGATACAGACGTAGACTTAGTTTCTAACACAAACCCATATTCTGTTTCTGGAAAAACAGTTATAGATTTGAGTGGTGTAAGTGCTGGGTACTGGAAAGATAACAAAAGTTTCATAAGCGACAAAAAGTACCTTCAAGATAGTAATTATTTTCAAAATTATTCTTACGAAATCGTAGCTTCAAGAATGTTAAATACATATGAAAATTATGTTAAAGATCTTGTGCATCCAACTGGTATGAAATTGTTTGGTAGATATAGTATTAGAAATGAATTTTCAGAAACAGGTGCTTTGTCAGAAAGTTCTTTTACTTCTTCATAAATAATAGATTAGGAAATAGAGAAATTAAATGGCAGTCTTAACTACTAAACAAAAAGTTGATCTTGTTAATAATTTTATAACTGCTGTCGAAAGTAATAATAATTCTTATTATTGTTTTGTCGGAAAGGCAGAACCATGGCGTGATGCCAGTGGTAATATAGATGAAACTAAGATTCAAGATTCTGTAGATTCTGTCATGGCTACGGAACAAAATATCTATTCTAATATGGTCTATGGTAAAAAACTATTAGCAGAAGATATCATCCATATGACCAAAAGATATAATTGGAATTATGGTGAAATTTATACACGTTATAATAACGAAGATAAAGACATATATGATAAAAATTTTTATGTGATCAATCATGTTAATGAGGTGTATAAGTGTATACACAATGGTTATTCACCATCTTTGCCAGATGGTCGACCTTCTACAGTAGAACCTAGTATCCCACAAACTTCTGGTAATTTTGAAACTCGTGATGGTTATATTTGGAAATATATGTTCACTTGTAATCCTACAGATTATGATAGTTTTCAAACTTCCAACTATATCCCAGTGACTCCCAATAATGATGTTATTGCCAATTCTATACCAGGCACTATTGATTTTATAACTTTAGATAATCCTGGTCAAGGGTACGAAGTTTTCGAAGAAGGTTTTTTGAAAGGTATCGTTAATAATTATGTGGTAGAACTCGCTCCTACTTCTTCAGAAATAGATAATTATTACACTAATTGCTCGATTTACATAAAGGCTGGTGGTGGAGCTGGTCAAATTAGAAGAGTTTCTGGTTATAGTGGTATAGATAAAAGATTGAGTGTAGATCCAAATTTCAACTATTACGAAAAGCTAGACCTACAAAACATTAATGGAGAATTTGAACTCGGTGCTTTGGTTTTTCAAAGACTAGTTAATACTACATATTTGTATAAAAGTGGTTATTTCAATACTGGAGATGTATTGACTCAGGTAGAAGATGGCGGTGTAGCTAAACTACGTAGAGCAAACACTACAGTTATGGTTTTTGATAATTTGAGCAATACTCATTTTACTTCCAATTATCCTATAATCAACACCAGTGAATCACCAATACAAAAAACTGGTTTGGTCAATATAACATCAGGTAATAATATTATCGAAAGTGATTACGATACTGCTTTCGAAACAGATTATGCCGTCAATCAATACATATTAGTTGGCGAAGATTCAAATACGAACATTAGAAGAATTGTTTCTATCAATGCTATAGCTATTGAAGTAGACAGCCCATTTTTAAACAATTTAAATAGTGCGAATAACTATTTGGTGAATAATGCTATTTTTCCAGAATCTGTGACCAATCATACAAATGAAGGTTCTATAGTTTTTGTTAATTTGAATTCTTCACAAATAACTTATGGAAATACTATTCCTGTTGGTGAGAATTTTGTTATAGGTGAAATAGTAGACTTAGTAGACAGTTCAAATACTTCTCAAGGTGCAAATGGTATAGTTTCTTTTGCTAACACCACAACTCTTATTTTGACAGATGTACAAAATGGTGGAGGTATACAAAGTAACCTTTACTTAAGAGGTTTGACTAGCGAGGTGAGGTCGCAAATCATAACAAATGACACTTATCCATTTGTAACTGTAGAAACTATAAAGGGTGGTTTTTCTACTGGTTTTGAGGTTATTTCTAATTACGCCAATGGCGTGCCTTCTGGTAACGCCATCGCTGTATTCAAAGAAACTAGTCCTAATGAAAAATCAGAATATATAATTTCGCCTCAAATAATAGTTTCTGGAGACGGCAATGGTGCGATGGCGTATTCAACTGTAGATTTGTCTGGTCAAAATCCATCAAGAGCTATCACTTCTATAACCATGATAGATCATGGCAGAAATTATACAAGAGCTAATGTTTCTATAATTTCTCCGCAAGGCAGTAATGCTATTATGACAGCACAAGTTAGTCCTGTGCACGGTCATGGCTATGACGCTTATACAGAACTAGCAGCAAAGTATTGTGGTATATCTAAAAAATTCGATACAGCTCAAAATGAATCTTATTACCTACCTCTTTATGGTTCTTATAGAACTGTGGGTATCATTAAAAACCCTCAATTTAAAGATGTAGTTTTCGAAGTCGGAAACTTTGATAGAGTTAAATTAAATATAGCCAACACTAGTGGAGTTTTTGAAGCTGGGGAGATAGTTGTACAACCTTATTCTAATTCAGCTGGTATAGTGGTTTATTCTAATAGTTCTATGATAGAATTGAAAAACGTCAAAGGGACTTTCGCAAAAGATTCAGTCAATTTGGCGAATACGTCAACAGTGATTTATGGTTGGGTTTCTGATGCGAACACTCATTGTACAAATTCAGTACCTAGTGTATTCTCAACTTCTGCTCTAGGTTTCGACTCTATTATAGACTCTTCTACGGGCGCGAGCGCGAAGCTCACAGAAGTTATTTCTGAAACCTTCATTAGGGCATCTAATGCTGTCGGTTCGTTTTTAGATAATGACTATATTTACGAAAGTTACAGTAACACTTATGCGAATATAGTTGGTATATATACTTCTAACGGAACTGTAGATTCCACTACAAATTATGGTTTAAGATTCAATCAAACTGCAAGATTAACCCTATCTTCTAACACTAGAAATTTTGACCTTTACGAGTATGTCACTCAAGAAGTTGTTTATGCTACTGGTAGAGTTATAAGTAAAATAGATGAATTAGACATAGTTTACGGTGATAATATAGATTGGGTTGTTGGCGAGGTATTGATAAATGACACAACTGGTTCTAATGCGATAATAACGTCAGTTAATAGTGTTGCTAATTTCATGAGTTTGGGTGCAGTTAATAATGATAGTTTTAACGAAGAAGATAACAAACCGTTTAATGTTGGCGATACTATAAGAAATAACGATAATACTAAAAATACTACTATAAATACAGTATATAATGTTTTAGTTTTAGACGATGTTAATAGTATAACCAGTACAAGCACTACGCCATTTATTGGAGAATTTAAAGTTAGTGATGTTGTAGGAGAATATAACGTTGTTGGAAACACTTCAGGGTCTGTTGCTACATTAACTTTGCCAAACTCAGTAAAGAAACCAGATTTTGTTAGAGAAAGTGGCGATGTAATTTATTTTGAAAATGTAAATAAATTCGATAAAACTCCAGAGTCTACAGAACAACTCAAATTAATTATTAAATTCTAGAGGAAATAATGCCATCAAATACATCACTACTTGACACAAATTTGAACACTAGTCCGTATTTTGACGATTATGACCCTAGTAAACAGTTTCATAAAGTTCTGTTTAAGCCAAGAACTGCGGTTCAAACTAGAGAACTCAATCAACTACAAAGTATTTTACAACAGCAAATTTCTTATTTTGGAAAAAATATATATAAAGAAGGTTCTGTTATAGATGGTTGTGAATTCAATTTCGATCGTCAGTATTTTTATGTAAAGTTGAATGACACTTATGCTAATGGTACAGCTCTAACTGTTTCTGACCTTAAAGGATTATCAGTATATAACGGTAATGGTTTGAAGGCAGAAGTTGTAGAAACTGTTAACGGTCTATTGTCAGCAGATCCTAATTTGAATACTATTTATTTGAAGTACAAAAATTCAGGCACTTATGCTAATGGTTCAGTTCAAAAGAATTTTGATAAGAACGAAAGTCTAGTGTTTTGTATAAATTCAGATGCTAATACTTACCAGGGTACTGTCCTTTCTGCTAACGTAACATATGCCAGCGGTCAAGGCTATTCTATGCACGTTAATGATGGCGTAGTGTTTAAAAAAGGACATTTTTTATACGTAGCAAACCAAAGCGTCATAGTTGAAAAATATAGTAATGTACCAAATGAAGTTTCTGTCGGTTTTGATGCTATAGAAAGTATAGTTGGTCCAAATAATGATGAAAGTCTTTTTGACAATGCTGCTGGTTCACCAAATTACGCAGCTCCAGGAGCTGATCGTTTAAAGTTAACACCTAAGCTTATCGTAAGATCTTCTAGCACTGCAAATACACAATCTTTCTTTTCTCTTGTAGATTTTAAAGAGGGTGCGCCTGTAACTATAAGAAATGACGTACAGTTCAATTCTGTAGCTAAAGAAGTTGCTCGTAGAACTTATGAAACCAATGGCAATTTCGTAGTATCTCCATTCGTTGTTACTTCTGCACCTATCGCAAATACTTTAAATGAGTATTATGCTAACAATTTCAACGCTGTTGTCGGTAAAGGGTTAGGTTACGTCGAAGGTTATAGAGTTGAATTTTTAAGCGATGTCGCTACTAGAGTAAGAAAAGGTACAGATTACAGAACTTTATCTGGTCAATCTGTATCATTGAATTTCGGTTATTACGTATTAGTTAATGAATTTTCTGGTTCTTTTGGTGATTCTAATTCGATCATAGAAGTAGAACTTCATAATGTTGCTAAAAAATCTATATCGGATGCTAGACAATTTCTTTCAGTTACTGTTTCTTCTGGAACTAAAATCGGTAAAGCTTATGTAAGAGGATGTAGTTTTGATAACGGCATTCAAGGTGTTTCCTCGGCGCAATATAGATTATATCTTTTCGATATAGAAATGAATCCTGGTTTGAACTTTAACGATGTTAAAAGCGTTGTTTATAAAGAATTAGATGTTATGGGTGTTGCAGATATTATTACTGTATACAATCCAACTTTGGATAGTAACACGGCATCTATATACAATCCATCTATTAATATGATGTTATTCCCATTTGGTCAAAAGGCGATAAAAGCTGACGGTTTTGGTAACACTTCGTTCACGTATAGAAAACTTTCAACTGCAAATATGTTAGAAGACGGTACTGCCACTGTGACCATTATCGGCACACCTGGTGGTGATGAATATTTCGCATACAACGGCACTTTGTCTATAAATCAAATGAATGACTTTCTAGTTGTTCCTTCTTCTGATGGATTTTCTGATTATAAAAGTGGCACGGTACAAACATACACCACTAATACTGCAATCAGAGGTACGGGTACATATTTCGTAACCGATTACGTTGTTGGTGATAAGATATACACTAATGGTGACACAGTACGAACTATTGTTTCTATAAGCAATAATATTTTCTTGACTGCTGATGCTAATGGTAGTGTTTCTTCTTCTGGTTTAAGTCACCAAAAGGCTTTCATCATAGGCAATCCTATTCCCTTTTCTGGTAATAGAAATAGAAGCATGACTGTTTCTGATACGGTTTTGAATATTGATATCGGAGAAACTGCGAATGCAGAATTCGGTTTAGACATCACTCATTCTATAAGAAGAACAAACACTATACCGATTAAAAAAGATATAGTTAGAGATGTTTATGTTAAGATTGATTGTTCTAATAACGACAATGGTCATATTGGCCCATGGTGTATCGGTCTACCAGACATTTACAAATTAGAAGCAGTGTATATCGATTATTCTGGTCAAAAGTCTTATTCTGCTAGTGGTACAGATTACAAAGATAATTTCACCTTAGATAATGGTCAAAGAGATACTTATTACGATTTGGCTTACTTGTCTGTTAAAAATAATTCAATAACTAATAAATTAACTAGTTCCACTACTATGTTGTTGAAGCTTTCTACTTTCGTTATAGGTACTTCGCAAGGCAAGGGTTTCTTTACTTGTAACTCTTATCCTATTGACGACGTGAATACTTCTAATAATTTGGCCATCAGTACCTCTAAAATACCGATTTATTATTCTCAAATTGGTAAACTTTATGATTTGAGAGACTGTGTCGACTTTAGACCATATGTCAGTAACACTGCGGTAGTTAATACTAATATATCATATGCTACTGTCAATCCTTCTACTTCTGTAACATTTAACAATGCTCCATTTTTACCTTCGCCAGATACGAGTTTCTTGACTGATGTTGAGTATTATATTGGTAGAGTAGATAGACTTTCTATTGATATTAATGGTAATGTTATAGTCACTGAAGGTATACCTGATGCTTCTAGACCACAAGCTCCTCTAGAACTGAATCAAACTATGTCTTTATCATTGATGCGTATACCGCCTTATCCTTCTTTGACTACCAAAGAAGCTAAAGAAAATAACAGATATGATATAGCAGTATCTACACAACCTTCTCAGAATAAAAGATACACTATGAGGGATATCGCTAAATTCGATAAACGTATAACGAATTTAGAGTATTATACTTCTTTGTCTATGTTAGAATCTTCTGCTGCTACTCTACAAGTGAGAAGTTCTTCGACAGGTCAAACTAGATTTCAAAATGGTATTTTTGTTGATAGTTTCAATGGGTTTGATCTATCTAATACAAAACACCCAATGTTTTATATAGCTATAGATCCTGATAAAACACAATTAAGACCTGCATTCGTGCAAGTTAGATCAGATTTCGTTTTTGATGAAGGTATTAGCACTAACGTAACTAAGCATGGCGAACTAGTCATGTTAAACCACACGAGTAATAATGTTTTCATAGTTCAAAATTTTGCCTCTAAATATCATAATGTGGTAGAAGGTAATGTTTATACTTGGAGAGGTAGAATCACATTAACACCTTCTGGTTCGCAAGCTCCGGATATTACAGCACCTGTTGACGTCGTTAACAATTTAGATCTTGCACAAAATTGGATAAACCTACAGCAAGCTTGGGGTACACAATGGAATAACTGGTCTCTCGGACCGACAACTTATGCTGACACTTTGATAAGCGCCACAGCCGACGACGGTGGTAAACATGTTACGAATTTCGATACGGATAAAATAGCTAAACCTGTCGATACGAAATTGGGCAATGGTGTAACTGATGAAAAAGGTATACCGTTAACAAACTTTTAATAGAATTGTATAGGATCTAAAATGGCAATACAATCAGGTACATTAACCACAACAACCACTCAAACTCTCCAAACCACTCAACAAACCGTCAAAATGTTGGGTACTTCGCTCAGTAATAAAACAAGTGACACTCAAATCGATTTGGGTAACTGGGTAAGTAATATAAGTATTTTACCTTATCTTAAATCAGTGACTATAGAATTTGCAGCAAGAGGTTTAAAACCTAATACTAGGCTTTATGCTTATTTTGGAGATGTTCCAGTTTCTGGGTGGGTTGCTCCGAAATTGGCTGGTTATGCTGCAGGATCTGTTGAAGGTCATGCTCAAACAGAACCTTTAGGAACTCCTTTATATTCAGATAGCCTTGGAAATTGTGATGGTATTTTCACTATACCACCAGAAAGATTTAAGTCTCAAGAAATAACTTTCAGACTTGTTGATATTTCTAGTTTATCAGAAGGCGAAGATGCTATAACTACAGAAGCAGACGGTGTTTATTATGGTAGCACTCTTGCCGTGCAAAAAGGTAATAGTTTATTAAACACTAGACAAACTGTAGTTTCTCTCGTAGAACAGAAAGCGCAATATAGAGTAAATGGTTTGGCAGTAGATCAAAATGTATCACAAAGCTTTTTGGAAGATCCACCGCCTCCAGGTTCTGGTGGAGGAGGTTCTGGGTGTGGTTGTGGATCTATTATTTGTACCAAACTTTATGAACTTGGTTTAATGGATAAAGAAACATATGAGGCGGATAATCAGTTTGGTGAATATTTACGCCAGTCAGAAAACTCTGATATTTATTGGGGCTATATACGCTGGGCTTCTATCGTTGTTAATTGGATGTCAGGTAATACACCAAATGTTATGTTTTGGATTAGAGATTTAGAAAAACGTCGCGCTCGAGAGTTAGAGTTAACTTTGAAAATCACTCATCGCATCGCAACTCCATGGGCTGAACATATGCAGTTTTTAATGGGTCGTAGAGAAACCGACAATAAAGTTGGTAAATTGATTATGTCTGTTGGTGTGCCTATCAGTAAATTGGTTAATAAATTACCGAAATTTAACAATAAAAATCCAGGCTGGTTTACTAAATGTTCTATGATTGGGTTATTTGTTATTCTTTATAACATCAGTAAAATGTTTGGTGGGAAATTCGGGTTTCCAGAACCAATAAATATAAAATCAGTTTAAGGGGATAATATGAAGCCGATTGGTCAAACTTTTTTTGTTAATGCGCCTGCAACTGGCGTTCCTGGTGTTTATATAACCAGAGTAGATTTATTTTTTAAATCTATAAGCACAGTTTTTGGTATAGAATTACAAATTAGAACAACTTCGAACGGTGTTCCCACACCAGAACGTTTGCCTTTTGCTTCTAAAACTATATATCCATACACGGGTCCTACCCCACCGCCTGTTACAACCCCTAATGTACCATTCGCGAGCGACAACGCAAGTATACCTACATCTTTCATTTTTGATACACCAATATTCGTTCAAGCTGGAACTAGTTATGCTTTAGTATTGTTGTCTTTGGGCGACAACCCAGATTATAAAATTTGGACAGCTGAAATAGGTCAAACAGATACAATTACTGGCACTCCAATTTATGAAAACAATCAAATTGGAGATTTGTTCATTTCTTCGAACGATATCAGTTGGGAACCAAACATAAACGAAGATATGAAATTTATAATTTACACTGCTGAATTTACTGCTAGTTCGGGTTCAGCTATTTTTAGGTCTCCTAATGAAGATTATTTAGAATTAGATGATGTTGTTGGAACCTATCAGATAGGTGAACCATTATATGTCGCTAATGATAAATTTAATATAGCGGTATTGCAAGTTTCTGGGCTTTCTGGTACTTTTACTGCTGGTGATTATGTTTACCAATCTAATGGTTCTGCTAATACTGCTTATGGATATGTGTATGACGCTAACAATACGGTTATAAAGGTACAAAACACTTCAGCAGCTTTCGTTTCTTCTAATACAGTATTCAATACTTCTAGTGTTTCTAACGCTTACGTGACAGGTGTTTCTCAAAATGCTTCTATCGTAGCAGGATCAAATTCGTTTAGTGTTCCTGATACATCTATATTCTCGATCAACGATAAGATATATATCGGTAAAAGTAATTTTTCAAATTCTCAAATCGTAAAAGTTACGGCTATAACTAACAACACAACATTAGCATTCAGTAACGCTTTTGTTAATGGTGCGAATACTTCCAATTTTACAGACACCAATTGTGTTTATGGTAAACTCAGACATAATGGCACATTAACTGCTGGTTTTGGTTCCACCATAGTTTATCCAGATTTTCAGCGTGCTATTTTAGATAACGTTACAAGCACAGAAGCTAATAATTTTGTTGGCGCTATAGGTAAAAGACTGATTGGAAGATATAGTGGAGCTTCTAGTTTAATTCATGATGTTATCGACGTCCCATATAACCAAATTTCACCACAAATGCCATCGATGGCTCCAAGTAACACTGGCATCAATTGGTCATTTACTGGTTTTAAAAATGACATAAATTATACTATAGATCCAGGTTACACGAGAGTTAGAGAAGGAGCATCTAACGAACAAATAGATTATGAAAGAATTTTCGTTTCTAGAAGTAGAGAACTCACAAGTTTACCTATTGGTAGAATAGGTAACCGTTCTGTAAAAATTAAAGCAGATATGTATACAGCCAATAATAAAATTTCACCAGTTATTGATACCATATCTCACTATTCGCATTTTACTTTAAATCTTTGCGTCCCAGAATACGAATTAAGTGGTGCTTATTTAAATATCCAAAATGCCAATGGTAAATTTTCTAATGGTGCTGCTATCTATCAAGGTGGAGTTTCTGGTACTGTAAGATTTGCTAATTCTTCTTATGTTAGGGTGACTAATATATCTAATGGTATGTTTACTGCTAATAATACGACAATTGTTGGTTCGCCAGCAACGGTTAATGCTTTGATTTCTACTTCTATAGCATATAGCGAATCAAAAGACAATGGTTATTTCCGCAGTTCTAGATATATTTCTAAAAACGTAGTACTTGCTTCTTCTCAAAATTCAGAAGATATTTTGGTGTTCTTAGCTGCATACAGACCTACAGGAACAAATTTGAAAGTTTATACTAAGATACAAAACGAGCAAGATCCCGAGCTTTATGATGATAAAGAATGGTCGTTGTTGAGCGAAAGAACTTCTCCTAGCTTATTGAGCAGTAGAGTTAACGTAGACGATTTAATAGAGTTATCTTATAGTTTCCCACAAAGTGTTAATATATCACCTAATAATAATATTTGCGATCTTTCTTCTAATAGTGTGACGATTAACGGACCATATTCTACTGCAGATTTAGATGTTGGTGATTATGTGTACCTCACTGATGGTGATAATAAGAAATTTATTGTTAGAAAAATATCAAGTATACCAAATTCTAATACTATAGTATTAGAATCTAAACCATCATTTTCTTCTTCTAATATAGCTGTTGGTGTTATACCTGGTTTGATTTCTCAATCTGGCGCATTTTTGAACGATAGAAACAATTTTATAGTAAGATATGTAACACCTAATGATTTAGTTTTTGATACTTACACTCAGTTTTCTATAAAAATAGTTCCAGTATCAACAACCACAGCTGTAGTGCCCAGAGTTGCTGATATGAGAGTAATAGCTATACAATCTTAAGAGGTTTTTATGAATGATTTTTTGAAAGTTAAAGATCACCCTAATTTGATAAGAGACGTTAAAAGTAATGCTATTTTGAATGTAGACAACGACGCTTTAAATAAATATAGGGAAGAACGTGAACAAATTTTAAAATTGAGAACGGTCGTCAAAGAACACGATCAATTGAAAAATGATATTAATGATATCAAACAAATGCTTTTAAAACTAATGGAACAAAGATAAATGTCAGTTCAAATTACAACGGTAACGAATAGTCAAAGTTTTGGTACATGGCTTACCAGAACCAACCAAATTGCTGCTGTAATTTCTGCTAATGTTGTAACAACTCATACCACGGCGATTGGTGGTTTCACTAGCGGTAACGGCACCGTGAATGGATACTTTGGCGCACAAACGGTGTTCGTTATTGATTCTATCCGTGGTGGTAATGTTACAGCTAATGCAGTTTTGAATGTAGGTTCTAATACTAATTTCAGATCATACGATAGCGCCAACCTTTTGATAATTACTGGTAATTCTACCTCTTCCAACATACAAAGTAATGTTAGCACTATACAATTAAAAACATCAGGCAATACTAGTGTCATTGGTGCTAATTTCGTAGTTAACGCTTCTGCTAATGTTAATTTTAATGCTACTGAATTTCTAGCTAATACCAACCAATCGCTGATCGGTACTTTGAGAGTTAAAGACAGCACTAATACTATGTTTTTGGTTAATACATCTAATTACACTGTGACAACTAATGCTACCACAACAACTTTCAATTCTAACACGATAGTAAATGGTACAAATTTCACTTCTACCAGTAATGCTACATTAAGTAATAGATTGAATGTCACAAATACTGCTACATTTTCTAACACAGTATTCATCAGTGGCGCCACAACTTTATATAGCACCATAGATGTCACCAGTGCTGCTACTCTATCCAACACCCTTTCTGTGACTGGTAATTCAGACTTTTCTCAAAGCATTAACGTCACTAATACGGCAATGTTTTCAAATACGGTTTCAGTAACTGGTTCTGTATCTTTATCGAACACTTTGAATGTAGATGGCGCTGCTAACTTAGAATCTTCTGCTAACGTTGGTGGTACTTTTGGTGTCACTGGTGCTGCTAATCTAGCGAGCACTTTGGGGGTTCAAGGAGATACTTATTTTTTCCAAAGATTAACAGTAACCAACTCAGTTTCTTTGTCAAACACTTTATTGGTCACGGGTGCTGCAACCCTATCAAACACATTTAAAGTTACTGGTGCTGCAAATGCATTAAGTACTTTCGGTGTTGGTGGTGCGGCAAATCTATTAAGCACTTTTGGTGTCACTGGCGCTGCAAACCTTTTAAGCACTTTTGGTGTCGCTGGTGCTGCTAATCTAGCGAGCACTTTGGGAGTCGATGGTGCTGCTAATCTATTCAGCACAGTTGGAGTTTCTGGTGCGGCCAATCTATTCAGCACTTTGGGAGTAAATGGTGCTGTATCTATAGCTAATACATTGAATGTTACAAGGACAGCAACTTTTACCAATACAATGAGCGTGACTGGTGCTGTCACTATGTCTAACACTTTATTGGTGACAAATACTGTTACATTCTCTAACACTTTTGTTTTGGTTGGTTCTGCTAATATACAAGCTAGTTTGGGAGTTATTGGTGGTGCTAACGTAGGTGGATCGTTAAGGGTTGCTGGCGACTTAGTTGTTGACGGTTCTTTATCTTACACTGGTGTTGGAACTGGAGACGTCGTTCCTGCTTCTAATCTAACGTACACTATAGGTAATTCAGAAAATTATTGGATAGAAAGTTTTGTTGGTAGAGGAACATTCAGTAACGGGTTAGTTGTTGGTGCGGGTTCTTCTAATTCTTTCTTTAAAACCAATTTGTTGTTTATCGAAACGACTAATGATAGGATTGGTATTTCGACAAGCACACCAGGCTCTAAATTAACTGTTGCTGGTACTATCGAGTCTACCACTGGGGGGTTCAAATTCCCAGACGGTAAAACGATAACTTCAGTTGTTGCTGGTGCCAATCAACAGATACAATTTAATGATTCTAGCGTTCCTGGTGCTGTTGCAGATCTCAGATTCAATACTGTTACCAAAACACTCACAGTCGCTAACACTGTTTCATCTAATAACATTTCTTTAAGTTACGGTTTTGTAACTTCTAATACTACTTCTACGAGTGGAACTACTAAGCAGTCAATCGACACTTTCGCTTTAGGTACTTATAGATCAGCAGATTATATAGTTTCTGTTAAAGATAATAACAGTAATTCTTATCAAGTTTCTAAGATATTAGTGGTTCATAACGATGGTTCTTCTTATTCTACAGAATATGGTATTATGCAAACGAATAGTACAATGGGCATCTTTGAAAGCGACATAAGCGGAACTAACGTTAGATTGCTATTCACACCAGTTTCGACAAGCACCACTATTAAGGTAGTGAGAACAACGGTGAGCGTATAATGGCAACCAAAGCAAATTTAGTTATAGATCAGGGTGCTACTTTTTCTGCAGATTTAAACCTCACTGATGAAAATGGTGATATACTGAATCTATCAGGGTATACTGCCAATTCACAATTGAGAAAATGGTACACTTCTACTAATTCAGTAAGTTTCAGCGCTACGATTAATGTAGATTCTGCAGTTATAACATTAGCATTAACTGCGAATCAAACATCTCTTTTAAACGCTGGTAGATACGTGTACGATGTAGAAATTAAAGATAATGATACTGTTTCTAGGGTTGTTGAAGGTATTGTAACAGTAACGCCCAATGTAACGAGATAAATATGACTAATGTAGTAGTAGCTAGAAAAAGATTAGTCAGGGTTTCGACAGAAGCTACAGGTGGTATTATTGATTCTACCACTCCAGTAATTTTGAAAAACAATACAACACTGAACGGTTCTGGTGGTGTTGATAGATTAGATCACCTTAAAGATGTTATCGCGAGCAATGAAGTAGAAGGCGCGACACTAGTTTATGACGCAGGGAATGATAAATATATTGTAAAACAACTTGATTTAGCTGATGTTACTGGCGTTCTCGATGGTGGAACCTTTTAAATTATAAATAATAATAAAAAGGATTAGCCCAAATGGCAGAAAACAAAATTCAAATCAGACGTTCTATAGCGAACGGCAATGTTACCGGATTATCCAACGGTGAATTGGCATATACCCTAGTTAGTAATACTCTTTGGATTGGTTCTCCACAAGACGGAACAGCTATACCTATCGCAGGTGTAAGAAATCCAGGAACGCTTACTGCTAACCAGGCTCTTGTCGCGAACGCCACTTCTGAAATTGATAAGATTAAAGTGGCCAATGCTGTCATCACGAGCATTTGGGCAAATGGTAATTCTGGATCTAATGGTCAGGTTCTTGTTTCTAACGGCACAGCTATCTATTGGGGCACGGGCACTTCAGGATCTAACACTTACGTACAGTTTAATGATTCTGGTGTAGCGAACGGTGTTGCTGGTTTTGCTTTCGATAAAGTTTCAAATAAACTACTTGTCAGTAACACTGTTAATGCTGCGATATTTAGCATTGGTACAAGCTTTACTGCTAATTCTAGTAACTTGGTATTCACTAATGGTGGTATCACCGCTAATGCATTTTTTGGTAATGGTGCCAGTGTTACTTCTGTAAACGCAGCAACTGTTGGTGGCAATAGTGCTTCTGATTTAAGAGGCTACGCAAACGATGCGGCAAGCAATGCATATTCAAATGCTATGTCAAACACCCTCTCTCGCGATGGCGCGTATACGGGAAACAATACATTTTCTAACGTAACTAATTTTTCTGGTAATGTCAATTTCAGTAGTTATATTGCAAGTAATGTACAACCTTATCAGAATAATGCTGTAAATTTAGGTAGCACTTCTTTACGTTGGGCTAATGTATATTCTAATAACGTAATTGCTAATAACGGTTCTTTCGATGGTAACGTTACGATCACAGGTGACCTTACAGTTTCTGGTAATGTCACAACTGTTGATGTACAGTCTATCAAGGTCGGTGATCCATTAATCTATCTTGCTTCTAATAACAATTCTACTGATACTTTAGATATCGGTTTTGTCGGTCAATATAATAAATCTTCCGAAATAAGAAATGCTGGTCTTTTTAGAGATCACACAGACGATACATTTAAGCTTTTCAGTAATCTAGTTTATAGTGATTTAGCATCAAACAATAATATTGACACTGGTGGAACTGGTTATACTGTAGCGACATTAGAAACTTATTTAAGTTCTGGTGGTCTGACTACTAACGCAGGTTCGATTGCGATCACTGCAAACTCTAGTGTGAACGTCAGTATCTTTGCTAACACATTGACATTGTCATCGCCGCTAGCTGGTAATTCTGGTGGCACGGGATTGAATAGTTATAGCAATAATGATCTTCTTATCGCCAACAGCACTAATGGGTTTAAAACATTATCGTTCAACTCTAATACAGGATACGTATTACAGTCTAATGGTACAGCATTAGTTTATGACGTATTGGACGGTGGCACTTTCTAAGGTGAGAATATACTATGAATGAATTTGAACAAAATAATTATAACTCATATTACATTAAACGTCAAGAGCAGATTTTATTAGATCAAATAAAAAAGGGCATCGATTACGAAGTTAGAATAACTATGCTTTTCGATGCCTTAAAAGAATCTCGTGCTCAATCAGAAGAATTTAAAAATAGTGTAGATGCAAGCAATGAATTATTCCTACAAGCTACTAGGTCTATCGAAGATTTAACTGTTAAGAATCAGAATTTCGAAAACACTGTTAAGAATTTAGAATCTCAAATTCAAAATTTATCAAAAAATAAACATGATCTAGAAAGTTCTAAAAACGAAATTCAAAATCAGTTGAACTCTCAAATTTCCAGAAATGATGGATTAGAGAGAGAAATGAAACGTTTGAACGAAGAAATGAAAATGTTTTTTGAAGAAAACAATCAGCTCAAATCGTTGGTTGAAGAACTGAAACCTAAAAAACCTATAAATAAAAAAAGTAAACCAATAGAAAATCCTATTGATGTTTCTTCAGAAGAAAATATATTTTAATCTCGGTATATACTGAGATATAGGGGAGCCATATGGCTAATACGACGTTTCAGTTACGCCGCTCATCTGTAGCGGGTAAAACACCAAATACAGCTACGCTCAGCATTGGTGAGCTTGGTATCAATATCACAGATCAAAAGTTATTTTCCACTGATGGAACTAACATTTTTGAAACCAGCGCCAATCTTACAACGTTAAAAGTAGCCAATAACACAGTAACTGGTATAACCGTAAACTCTTCCGTTTTGTATGTTAATGTTGCTATAGCAGCCAATGGTTCTGGCAACACAGGCACGCCTGGACATATTTTAACAACCAACGGCTCCGGAGTCTATTGGGCTTCTGCTGCAGCTGCTGGTGTAGATTTAAATGCTCAGTACACTTGGACCAACACTCAAACGTTTTCAAATACAATAACATTCAGTAGTGTAATTAATGGTACTGCAAACAACGCTAATAATCTTGGTGGTACAGCTGCATCTAGCTATCAATTGAATTCTACTCTTGCTGCAAACGTAGCTATTTTAACTGCAAATAACGCTAATAATTTTGGTGGTCAATCATATTCAACAGTTACAGGGCACATTACAAGTAATGCGGCTACTGCCTATACTAATGCTGTTAGCTACACAGACACCAAAATAGCGACAGTTAACACAGCAATCACTGGTAATGCGGCTACTGCTTACACTAATGCGGTTTCATATACAGACACCAAAATAGGAACTGCTAACACAGCTATTACGGGTAATGCTGCAACAGCATATACTAATGCGGTTAGTTATACTGACGGTAAAATATTGACCGCTAATGGTGCTATAACTGGTAATGCTGCTACTGCTTATAGTAATGCAACAACCTTTGCTTCTAATGCTGATAATATTTCCTCAGGTACTTTAAACACTGCAAGATTACCAGCAACTGCAAACATTTCAACAGCAGTAAATGTTGGCGCTAAC